ATCGCTAGCGAAGTCGGTTGGGATGCTTATAAGAGTGTCGCAGACGGAATCGTGACTATGTTAAATGATACGGGACTTCTTCACGGCTATAGCTTTAACTCTTGGAGTGATGTTATAGAATACGATATTAACTTCGTGGAAGAGTGGTTATTGTCACCTCAAACCTCCCTTTACTACAGCCTTCAGGTAATGGGCGACGTACAAGATAAAACAGATGCGTATGCAGCATTAGATAAATCCGATGTCGATGATTACTTGCAGGACATACTCGGTAACGAGCCAATAACCTGTGATTGTCAAGAATAATGAGAAAACATCCTTATCAGAAATTATTAGAAAGAAAACGAAGCTGGACACCAGTTAAACCATCTAAAGGAGTATATAAAGAAGGTGCCGAGGAAACCATCAAACGTGCTCTCGCAATACGTCATATGGAGTTACCTGTGGGAGACTTCATCAGTGAAGCACTTGAAAAAGAAGTACCATCACTTGCTAGGGAACTTCTTGAATCGAACGTTAAAGACGAGATTAAACATGATATTGCCCTGGGTTACATAGCTCAGGTCAATGGAACAGATTCACAGTCAGAAAAGGAGGCAATCAAATTAAGAGATGCTTGGATTGAGCACCCTGACCATACCCTACTTAAAGCACTTGTCGCAGAGCGAGCTATATTCTTTGTTCTATTACCTTTCTTTAGGTTTAATGGGGATGCTGCTCTTAGGACAGTATCAGCAGATGTCTCAAGAGACGAACAGATCCATGTCGGAAGTAATACAATTGTATGTGCAGAGTTGGGTCTTTCTGCTTCTCCTTCTTTGGACCGTCTTAGGAAGGCAACTATTAATTGGATATTAGCACCACTAGGTATAAATACTACCGATAAATATTTGGACAAAAAATTCTGGCTGGATGCAAGTGATCGGTTAATGTATGAGGGTAAAGCACCCGAATTTTCTGAGACACGAAGAGCACGTATGCCAGCCTTCTTCGAACATGCAAACACAAATCTCCCTCAATACTCTTAAGCTACACAACCAAAGACTAGATAAACTTCTAGTCAGGTTGAGTGAGAACTTTGGTTGGAAACCTGTACACCCCAAGGAAAGTATTGAGTCGATCATGTACAGAGCTGGACAAGCCAGCGTCATTGAATACATTAATAACATTATGGAGGAAGAAATCTAATGTGTTTTAGGTCACCGACAATAAATATACCTGACCCCCCACCATTAGCACCGCCACCACCACCACCTGCGCCACCAAAGAGACCGTTACCTGAACAGGCACCTGTTGAAACGGATATTAATCCACAGGTAAGGGAAGCTAAATCAAAGAAAGCTAGAAATGAAATGTCTCAAGGTACATCTGAACTTAGAATACCTTTAGAAGGAGATGTAAATACTGGTGGTAACAACGCTGGTCAAGGTGGAGGGCTGAATAAATGAACGCACGTGAGCGCTACAACAAATTAACTTCGGATCGTTCTCAGTTTCTGGACACCGCAGTTCAATGTTCTAAACTCACGTTACCGTATCTAATACAAGACGATTTAAATATTAAGGTTAGTCACCAAAAATTAATTACTCCATGGCAGTCAGTCGGAGCTAAGGCAGTAGTAACATTAGCAGCTAAATTAATGCTAGCGTTACTACCTCCTCAGACTTCCTTCTTTAAGCTACAAGTGAGGGATGATAAACTAGGTGATGAACTACCTAAAGAAGTTAGAAGTGAATTAGATCTATCCTTCTCTAAGATAGAGAGAATGATCATGGACTACATTGCAGCTTCTAGTGATAGAGTAGTAGTACACCAAGCACTTAAGCACCTCATCGTAGGTGGTAATGCTTTAGTATTTATGGGTAAGGATGGTTTAAAACACTTCCCATTAAATCGTTATGTAGTTAACAGAGATGGAAATGGTAACGTCCTAGAAATAGTTACAAAGGAACTTATAAGTAAAAAAGTATTAGGTAAAGAGCTGCCTGATCCTGTACCAAACAATGTTTCGGGCGGTAACTCAGGCTCTGATGGAGAAGACGTAGAGGTGTATACCTGTGTCAAATTGGATACCAAGAGTGGTCGTTGGGTCTGGCATCAAGAGGCAGAAGATAAAATTCTACCTAATAGCCGTAGCACAGCACCAAAGAATGCAAGTCCATGGTTAGTTCTCCGATTCAATACAGTAGATGGTGAAGATTATGGTAGAGGAAGAGTTGAAGAGTTTATCGGTGACCTTAGATCCCTTGAAGGATTATCTCAGGCACTAGTAGAAGGCTCTGCAGCTGCTGCTAAGGTAGTGTTCCTAGTAAGTCCATCATCCACAACCAAACCAAAGACCATAGCCGATGCTGGTAATGGTGCAATTGTACAAGGGCGAGCAGAAGATGTTGCTGTTGTACAAGTAGGTAAGACTGCTGACTTCTCAACTGCAGCTAACATGGCTCAACAGTTAGAGAGAAGAATAGCAGAAGCGTTCATGCAACTGAACATCAGACAATCAGAACGTACAACTGCGGAAGAGGTACGCCTCACGCAGATGGAACTAGAGCAACAGTTAGGTGGGATCTTCTCATTACTAACCATTGAGTTCTTAATTCCATATTTAAATAGAACTCTTTTAATCCTACAACGTAGCAAAGAGATACCTGCTATACCTAAAGATTTAGTACGTCCACAGATTGTTGCGGGTGTTAATGCATTAGGTAGAGGACAAGATAGAGAAAGTCTTACACAATTTGTAGGAACTATTGCACAGACATTAGGACCAGAAGCATTAGTGAAGTACATTAATCCATCAGAAGCTATCAAGAGATTGGCAGCTGCTCAAGGTATAGATGTATTGAACTTAGTTAAGACTGAACAGGAGATGGCTCAAGAACAGCAACAGCAACAACAGATGGCAGCTCAGCAATCCTTAATGGATCAAGCAGGTCAGATGGCAAGTGCTCCTTTAGCTGACCCTACTAAGAACGCTGCAATGGCAGCAATGACCCAACCACCAGAGGAATAAATGGCAGAAACAATGACATATGATGCTGGGACTGATACTATTACCACAGCAGATAACCTGAACGAAGCAGAACAGGAAGCTCTGATAGTTGGTCAAGAAATGCAGGACCAGCAAGAACAATTACTTGCAGGTAAATATAAAAACGCAGAAGATTTAGAGAAAGCCTATGTCGAACTCCAAAAAAAATTGGGAGGAGAAGGTACTGAAGATAGCGAAACAACTGGGGAACCCACAGATTCTACTGACAGCGAAGAAACGTCTGAAGAAACAGAAGAAGCTAAGGAAGATTCTCCAGCACTTGCGTTAGTTAATGAAGCTGCAGCAGAGTACTGGGATAATAACCAATCTCTATCTGAAGATACAATAGCTAAGCTTGGTGAGATGAGTGGTCCAGATTTACTGTCTGCTTACTTACAAGCACAACAAGCTAACCCTGTTGACCAAGCACCTACAGAAGCTAAAGATCTAACAGCACAAGATATAACTGAGGTTAAATCTGCAGCTGGTGGAGACAAGGAGTATGGTCAACTAGTACAATGGGCTGCTGATAATCTAGACAAATCTGATGTAGCATCTTTCGATGAACTGATAAGCTCAGGTAATGTAGGTGCTATTAAGTTAGCAGTCTCTGGATTAAAAGCTCAGTACGAAAGTGTAAACGGATACGAAGGTACTATGTTATCAGGTAAAGCACCAACAACTTCAAAGGAAGTATTTAGAAGTCAAGCTGAGGTAGTCGCTGCAATGGGCGACCCAAGATATGATAAAGACCCAGCTTACAGACAAGATTTAATAGAAAAATTAGATAGATCAAACGTTAAGTTTTAAATTTAGCGGCTGACCCGAAAGATCGTCCTCGGCCAACACGAACTTTTACTCTCTTTATTAATGACTACTACAACTGAACAGGGCGGACGCCAAAACAGATTTGCAACTGAAGCACAGGCACAAGTAATTGAACAGCCTTACTTCGATACTGCTGAGCGTGTTAACGGTCAACTAGCAATGATAGGTTTTGTTGCTGCTCTTGGTTCATACATAACAA